CGCATCTGGTATTCGCTCTCCAGGTCGGCGAGCTGCTGCTGATACGCGCGTTCGCGCTCCAGCCGGTCTTGTTCAAAACGGCTAACCAAATCAAGGCGCCGCTCCTGATACATCCGTTCAGTCTCGCGCAAATCAGCGGCGGCCTCGGCGCGCGTCTGGGCGACCTCGGCATCGTAGCGCGCCAGCGCCTCGGCACCACTGCGCAACCGCTGTGCCACCTGAGCGACCGTCTCGACAACGGTCTGTGCACTGGTGCGCACCTGTCCCAGCGCGGCGCGCCAACGCTCAGTCGCCTCAATCACTGGCAGCACTCGCTCAGTCAGACCTTGCGCTTGCAGCTCCAACTCGGCCAACCGGTCGCGCGTCTCGCGCAACTTGTCAGCCGCTTCTGAGGAAGCCGCAGCGAGCGGCTCCAGTTCCCCGGCCAGCCGCTGCAAGGCGGCGCGCTCCTGAGCGATTGAATGCAATCGCTCGCGCACCTGCTCGCTGGTGGCTGTCTCAAGCAGCCGCTGGAATTCGAGCTCACGCTGCATGCGCGCTTCCAGACCGGCGATTTCACGCCTGGTATACTCGCGCTGCCGCGCTGCCGCGTCGTTGGCTGCCGTGGCGCCGTCCATATACGCCTGTGTCAGCAGATTGAGGTAGAGGCGGTTACTCTCCAACTGCGCGCGCTGCTGTTCCAGCGCCGCGTTAATGTCCTTCAGCCCCGTGGCGCTGCCGCCCAATGCCTCGTACAACTGGATTGCACCCTCGGCTAGACCTTCCAGGTTCAATCCCCGGCCTTCATCGAGCGCCGCCTGCACGCGCGCCTGGAGTGCAATCAGGTTCTCATAGTACTGCCGGTCGGCGAGGTCACGCTTCATCGTGGCCTCAATCTCCGCGCGCAACTGCTCGCTGGTGGCGCTGACCACAAACTGACTATAGCGCTTGTATGCGTCAATCTGGCCCGCCACCAGTTCGCGCACGCGCTTACTAGATTCCGACAGCTCATTGAACAGGCTGCGGATGATCATCAGCTCGCCCGCCAGTGCCACCCCAGCCGCACCCAGCGCGGCCAGCTCGCGCCGCCCGATACCGAGCTGTGTCGCCAGCGCCGGAAGCTCTTTGCGAAACAACGCGGCGGCCTCGGTCGCATCCAGGATGTCGCCCGCCAGCATCAGCCGCCCGCTGAACGCCGCCCCACCCAGACCAGCGCCCAGCCGCGCGAACGCCGTCGTCCGCCTGCCGACGTCGCCGATGATCTGAGACTGCTCCCGTGCTAACCTGATCTCGGTACGCAGTGCATCAATGCGCGCCTGACTGGCTCGCACGCTCGCGCGCTCTGTCTGCGAGTAAGCCTGCTCCAGGCGCCGCGCGGTCTGCTCAACCTGAGCCAGCGAGCTGTCAATCCGGGCGTTCTCCTGCACCACCTCAGCGGTAGCCGCCCGGTCGGCGCGAAAACGGTAAATCGTCTCAACGACGTTAGGCATGGTCGCGATCCGCCTCATTTACAGCAAGCTGTGCGCGCACGTAAGACGCCATCCGCGCCAGCGTCACGATATCAGCCATCAGCGCCTCGTCCTGTTCCAGCCACCCGCCACCGCCCGGCAAGTGCCGCCATTCCGTGCTGTCCATGAGCAGATAGAGCATCCAGGCGGCGCGCGGGTGATTGAGGTGCCAATCCTCAAACAGTTCGCTTCCGTCTCCAGGTATCCGCCCCTTGGCCGCGTCCCGCTTGGCCCGCTCGTGCTCGATCAGGCGCTGGATGGCGTCCTCGCGGACGGCGGCCCGTCGGGCGCGCTCTCGCTCATAGCGCTGTCGCTCTTCTGCGCTGGCCTCTCCGTCAAGGCACTTTTTTTTAACGCGGCGTACGAACGGTCGTACTGCGGGTTCTTGCGGATGATCGCCGTCAGCCACAACCAGAACAGCCATTCCGGCAGTGCCATGAACGTTGTTTCGGTCAGCTCCAGCTCCTGCCAATCCGCCTCATCGGGCAAAATCGGGTCGCCCGCCTCATCCTGAGCGGGCACCTCAGACAGCACCGCCTGCTCCGCGCGCCGCGTGCCGTAGCGCAATAGCGGGTAGTCCTGGAACAGCCGGAGAAAGAGCCGGCCCGTGAGGTCTTCCCGCTGGGCCAGCTCATCCTCCAGCATGCCAATCGCCACCCCGTCGCCGACAGTCATGCGCTTGACCGCGACGCGGTAGGCAGTCATGGTGTCCTCGTCAAACCAGCGTACGTCCCACATCGCTACACGTTGTCGCTGGTTTCATACCACGCCACCACCACGGCCCCGGATGCGGGCGCACTGCCCAAGGTGATCGTCTTGCCCGACGGGCTGACACTGGAGACGGCCACCATGGAGCCATTGACGAACACCTTCGTTTTCGCTGTAGAGATCGGCTTCCAGGTGGTGTTAAACGTGGTCAGCGTGCCGTTGCCTGTCCAGCGTTCCATCACCGGCGGGTTCTCGGCGGTGAACCGGAGATACTGTGCTTCAGTGAACCCGTTGTCGGCAACGGTGAAGGCCACGCCCCAGGGGAACCTGGTTGCGACGCTCGGAATGATGTCGTAGACGTTCTCATCTGCCCCGCCCTGTTCGAACGTCCCCGCGCGCGGCACAATGCGCGCCACCGGGAACATGTGCGCCTGCCAGCGGCGCAGTGCCTGAGCGCCCGCCGTGGTATCCAGCGCCTGGCGGTAGACAATCACGCATACGTCTACCTCAGCGCCCTGGCGGTCAGTCAGCATGCCGCCGACCTTCGTCTCACCGACGGCTGCAACCAGCGTGCCAGTCAAGAGTGCGTCCGCGGCCAGGTTCTGCTTTGCCGTCCGGATTTCACCGCTCGCCCCTTCCGTCGGCGGTAGGAAGTCCTGAGCGAGTAACCGGTCGTTGCCGACATGCGCAATACGCTGCACGGCGGGGATGGTCAGGCTCAGGCTCCGCGCGCCTTCCAGGTTCACCCCGTCATAGCCATTCGCGCCGGACTGGTCACCGTCCGGATAACCGCTCGTATTGAGCACGAAAATCTGAATGCGCCGCAGTCCCGCGGCGCTCGTGATTTCAGGTCCTGCTGCCATGTTCGAACTCCTCTCTCACGCGCGCGATGAGCTCGCGCGCCAACTCACAGATACGTTCTGAAGCACGCCGACCGTCCGCGATGGTCAGCACTTCTCCATCAACTGCGACCTCGATCATGAGCACCTGTTCACCGTCTGGCACGGCGACCTCTACCATCGCCACCCGGCCACCCGGTCGTTTGGTTGCCATGTCTCAGTCTCCTTACACGCCCCGTGCGCCAATGACGCGCACGGTGTCTACCCACAGGTCAAACATCACACCGGCGTATCCCACGCCGCCGAGCTCGATATTGATGACGCCCGTATCGCTGCCGAGCCAGGCATCGAGCACGCCGGGCAAGGGAGTGCTGTTGTCGGCCAGTTGCAGGCTGGGGCGCCGGGCGAATGCCTCTTCGAACCGATCGAAAAACGGCTCGCAGAGTTCCTCAGCTTCGCCTTCAACACCTCTCGCCCATGATTTCACCACCAGCGCCAACCGGTACAGGCGGCGCGTGATTAAGGTGTCCGACGCGCCCGGCTCCCCGTCACGCCCGTTCTGCCGGGTACCCTCACCGGTCAGCACCACCACAAACGGCAGTTGCGCGTTGGCCAGGCTGCGCGGTGAACGGTCTGCCCCCGCTACACCATCAATCGTTCGGCAGATTGCGGCGATCCGCTCCTTCACGTCGGTGACGGTCATACGCTCCCCACCCGCGCCCGCTGGTAAGGTGCCAACAGCGCTTTAATGTCCGCGGGCATGTCGGACGGCACGGTGACCACGCCCAGCTCAGGCATGCCCTGCGTCTCGAACGGCGCGTCGGCCTGATGGTAGTACCATGCCACCAGGCGCACAGCCGCATGAACGATGTCGTCGGGCGGTGTGCTGCTGAAGCCCCAAGTGCCCTCGACCACAATCGCCGCTTCGGGGTCATTGATGTACGTCCACACCTTGCCCGATGAGCGGCGGAGCATGATACCATAGTATGGCGGCTCGTTGAACGGTAGCAATAGGTAGTTGCTGGCGCTGAGCACCTCACCGTCACCGTTGGTGATACGGGTGACGGTCAGCAGGTCACGGTCGAGCATCAGCATTCGCTGATCCTGATAGACGTCATACACCGCGTGATAGTAGCGCGTGGCAGTCACCCCGGTGAAGGTGCGCTGGCAGTAGCTGTCAATGCGCGCCCGCGCTCGCTCAATGAGGAGTGATAGCTGTGCATCATCGGCCACCTTGTCGGTGCCGAGATACGCCTTGACGTCATCCAGTGTGCAGTACCCAGCCATCGGTTACCCCCGCTGTGGCAGAACCGCCACACCACCAGCCCGCGCGGGCAATGTCGCGCTGGGTTCCTGACGAACGACGCGCTCCCAACCCGGATGCTTTTCCTGCACGAGCTGGCGCGCCTCGTCCTCGCTCTTGGCCAGCACCACCACGAACCCGCGCCAGCGATTGCGCCAGATGTAAACCTGTGTCGGTTCAGTCATAGCTTACTCCTGCTGACCGGGGCGGGGCATGTGCACCCGCCCCGTCTTGCGCACTAGCCGACATTGAACTTCACGCCGTCCGTCGGCGTGTTCGACACCGGCGCTTTATATGGCTCGGCCAGAATGGCGACCGCCGACAGATAAGTGCTCGCCGCGGCAGGTGTAACCGTCAGCGCCACGTGGCTATACCCGGAACCGAGTTCCACGTCGCGCACCTCAATGATGCCGACGTTATTATCATCAGTGCCCGTGAATGACGCGGACTTTCCAATGATGTCGGTCGCCCCGGTACCCGATCCGTCGGTGGCTTTCCGAATCTTCACCGCCACGGCGTCACTGGTCACACCCAGAGACACCGCGAACAGGATACGCCGGTATCCGCGCATGGCGATCCAGGCGCCCGTCGAAGCCGAGGCCCCGTAAGCCGCCGGGTCCAGCGCCTTCCGCACGGCCAGGTTTTTGTTCAGTGTACGCATTGCTTATACTCCTTCACCCGTCAGGGTGCGCTAGGGCTGCACGTCCGTGAGAACCTCGATCGACTCCGGATGCCGCAGCGCAACATCCATGCGCAGGATTGCGCGAATCCAGGTCTGATCATCCGCAAACGCCGTCCCCGCCTGGTTCGATGCCATGATTTCGAGCGACTTTCGCATGCCGACGATGACGTCATTCCACTGCCCGAAGTACATGCGGGTCTCATTGGTGCCATCAATCGCGATCTGGGTCGTGGTGTACCACGGATAGTCGAGCAGCGTGCTAGGCGGTGCCCCACCGAGCGCCTGCTGAGCCGGGCCGGGGCCCGCAAAGATGAGGTTGCCCGCAGTGTCCTCCAACTGACGGAGCGTCGCCTTCTCGCGCGGATTGAACACCCACGCCCAGCGTGGCTCCGGCATCACGTTCTCCGCCTCGACGCGGTAGACGGCTGCTGACAGAGCGGCATAGGTGGGCTTGGCGTTCAGCGCCGTGGTGGTGGCCCCGCTGTACAGGATACCACGCGGCTCACCGCCCAGGCCGGAGCCTTCCAGAATCACCCGGTCAATCTCCAGCGCCGCCACGCGTGCGATATCCTCGCGGATGAGCGCGTCAATGGCCGGGTCGCTGTCTTCGAGCAATTCATTCGACAGCTTGACCAAGATGCCCAACTTCCGCGCGATGAGCGTGATCTGCCCGAACGTCGGCTCGGAGGCGGTGATGGTGCTGTTCTCCCCGACCCAGTAAGCGGTCGCCCCGCCGGTCTGCGTGGGGATGGTCAGCGTGGGCCGGTTCAGCGGGAGCTGTCGGCACAATGGCAGCACCACACTATCGGCCCGGAGCAGCTCTACGATTTGGTTCGACTGCTCGACTGGCACCAGATAACCGCCCGCCGTGTCCGGGTCAATGCCGAGTGCCTTGTGCTCCGCCTTGATCCGCTGGTGCTCGCGCTCCAGAACGTCGTAGCGCCGCTCAGCCACAGCCTTGATCCAGCGCCCCAGTGTCAGCGGGCGGTCGTCGCGGCTCAGGTTCAGGTTCACGCGCTTACCCGCCAGTGCACCACCCCGCGGCTCAGCCGGCAGCAGTTCACGAAGTGCCTTAGCGACGCTCTCCTGCACGAGCTTGTCGAGCTGCACCGAAAGCGTAGCCTGTTCAGCCATAGCGGCCTCCTCTTCCGGCGCCGCCTCTTCTTGCGGCGCCACGTGCGACGCGACGAACGACACCAGTTCGGCGAGCGCCACCTCAACCGAGACGCCCGCCATCTCGGCGAGCTGCTCGGCGAGAGGGCGCAAGGCCTCGGCGATCATGTTGCTGCCTTCTGCCTGCTTCACCACCGCGGTGATGTTGTCGCGTTCTGCTTCTGCGTAGGCACGGATGAACGTCCGCGCCTGTTCAGGTGTCAGTTTCATCGTGTTGTCTCCTGTTGTTGCTTTAGGTTCCAGCGATAAGCCCGCTTCACCTTCCAGCCCCCGCGCGCCCTGTACCGGCGCGACCTCTCGCTTTTCGGGGCGGGCGTAGTGCTTGAGCACCAAACCAGTATGCCGCGGCTCGGCGGGGGTCGGGGTGGCCGACATCTCCACAATCGGCCAGCACTTCAGCCACCCGTCCTGCTCCCGCTTCACCATGTGCGGCACACTGCCCGACGACCAGTGTAACACACCTCGTTTGACCAGGTCAAGCACGCGCTCGACCCAGTCGTTGTGCGCTTCGATTTGACCCTCGACCCACAGCCCGACGTCGTCCATCAGCACCTGGTCAATCGTGCCGATCAGGTAGTCGCGGGCGTCGCCATCTTTCACCTGCGAGCGCGGCAGCTCGCTTTGGGCGTGGTTGTACAGCATCGGCCAGGTGACCTTCACCCGTTCGCCAGGCTGCAATTGGCGCGGTGGCATGAAGAAGTTCGAGTTCGGTGTGAAGTAGTCGCCCTCCAAATCCGTTCGCTGAGGGTCGCCCCAGACCACGCCATAGCCGCCAACCCGGTTGCCGTCTAACCTCTTGATGGTGGTGGCTGGCGCGCTCTTGGCCTCTGACGCATACAGCGCCCGCACCTGATCGAGCGCTTCTTGCCGCGTCTCATGGCAGCCGAGCGTCTCACCGACCGGCTCGCCGTCCGGGCCTTCTTTGTACACGCAATACTCATCGTCCTGTTTGCGGATGATGTATGGCATGGCTCATCCTCCCAGCCGTCGCGCGACCCCGCGCTGAATACCCACCTCAAACGCCCGACGTACCTGAGCAGTGCCTTCGATGGCGAACTGTTGGAGTGTTTTCCAGTTACCCTTGTGGTACGCCGCCTGCCGATCCCGGTCAATCACGTACACTGCATAGTCTCGGTTCGTGCCATAGATGACGTCGGTCACCTGTCCACTCTGCCGCACCTCATACGTCAGAGACTTGACCAGCGTGCCGGTGCGGACGTACCCGCCAGAAATGACCAGCGTCTTTCGCCCATCCACAACCTTATACACCGCGCGCCAGCCTGGTAGCTCCTGACTCCGCCTGAGCGCCTTTTCGCGCATGGTCGCCCACCACCACGCCCGTTGCCTGTCCGTCCAATGGTGCGCCTGACGTTGCTTGCGCACGGGCGGGGGTAGGGTGGTGCGTACGATACTATCGAATGTAGCGCCCGCCAGCTCGCCCGCTTCTCTGAGGATCGCCTGCTGCTCCTGTCGGGTGAAGCGCTCCAGCCGCTGGCGGTGCTGCTTCCAGTCACCCAGGTCAATCGCCACGTCAGCCACCGTCGGCCTCCAGCTCTACTACCGGCGCCAGGAAACAGCGGCACCCAGGATGAGCGGGCGGGCGGTAGCGCTTGCCCGTCTGTGGATGCACCCACACGTCATGCAGTTCGGCAATCGTATTGTTGAGTGCGCCGCAGATGGGGCAGACGTGGGCGTCTTGGTTCGTGCGCCAGCGGGCTTTCTGCACACCCGCCTGTGTCCAGCGGGCCACGCTGCCCTCGGCGAAGGCGCGGGTGGTTTCGGTCTGGGCAATCAGCCGCGCCCTCTCGCGGCTGGTGGCCCACCGCAGACGCCATCCCGACCAGTTGGGCGGCATGTCCAACCCGGACAGGTCGCCCTCTAGCGCCTTGGCCAGGTCTTCTAAGCTTCCCCCCGCATTCATCCACTCGGTGATCGCCTGGCGGAACGTGTCGAGCGTGGTGTCATTGATGCCGCGCACCATCGTCACCGCATACTGGCGCGCCCACTCCAGAGCGAGCTTGTGCACCAGGGCCCAGTCAATCGTCAGCGCGTCTTTCTGCGCTTTGCTCTGCCTGAGCAGCTCTTCACCCCGCGCGGCTCCGGCCAGGAATACGCGCACCAGCGGGCCCGGCTCCTCGGCAGTACCAACCAACCGCTGCACCAGCAGGTCGTGGGTGGTGCTGCCGAACTCGGTCAATGCAAGCTCGGCCTTTTCCTTCCCCCCTTCGCGTAACGCCGCCGCCAACCGCGCGGGGAGGTCATCCCAGACACCCACGAACGCCGCGGCCACCAGTTCGAACAGTTGATCGAACCCCCGCCAGTACGCCGCGAACTCGTCTGGTGTGGCGAGCTGGTCATCCTCCGCTTTCACCTGTGCGGTCGCCCAGGCAAACGCCCGCTCGATCCATTCATCACGTGGTGTCTCTCCATCCCAGGCGGCCAGGTCAGCGCGCAACCATGCCGCGATCCCGTCCGGAATGTAGTCACTCTCAAAAGTCACCGTCATGCCCTTTTTGGCAACCTTCCGCTGCCAACGTCGCAGGTCTGCCAGCGCCAGCTCGCGCCAGGCGTCCGCGCTGCTACGCCGGGGCGACACCTCAGCGTCAATGATGAAACCCGGCCCAATCAGCGCGCCGTCGTCCATCTGTACCACCGGGGCACTGCGCAGAGGTGGCAGCGCGAACGGGTTAGCCGGTTGGGGGCGCAACACGTCAAACGCGCCCGCCTCAATGTCACGCCGTGGCACCAACTGCCCGCCGATGATGAACGCGTCCACAGGGAGCGGCTCCAGACCTTCGCGCTCCCGCGCCTCGTTAATGCTCAGGTATCCCGCGGCTACGCCGATCTGGTTGCGTTGACTGATTTCGACAAGGTCTTCTTGCAGCGCCTCAATCTGCGAAGTATCAGGCTCCAGCCGCGCGCCGGGGATACCATAGCGGGGCACCAGTCGGCTGTTGAGCGTGTCCACAATCTGGTCAAGTTCGGGCAGTATGGTGAGCGTGTGAAAATTCGCGTAATCCTGGCGGGCCGCATATAGCGCCGGGTCGGCGGCCTGGGCGATGGACATGGGCACGCCCAGCGCGGCGCAGATATCGCGCCGCTCTTCTTCTCGGAGCTCTACCATCGCCAGGTCTTTGAGCGGCTGTGTCACCACCTGATACTCGAACAGCCCGCCTTCCAGGATGGCCGTTCCATGCGCGCGCTCGGTGCCCTGGAAGCGCCGCCGCCACTCGATTTCAATGCGCTGCCTGTCGCTGTCCGTCAGTCGCTGTTGCGTGGTCAGGATGCCCGCCGGAATGGCGCCATTGCGGAAAAAGTATTCGGCGAACGCGGCGATGTTGATGGTCACGCCAACCGCCTTCAGCGCCACCGCCACCGGCGACACGCCACCGAGGTCATCTGCCGGGTTGTAGTCATGCAGCGCCACCAGCTCATGCGGTGCCCAGCGCGCCACCACACGCCCGTCAATTCGTTGGATGTATTCCTGTACGCCACTGCTGTCCGCCACGACCTCAATCGTCTGCGGATTGAGGCGCTGCACCCAAGCGCGCCCGGTGGCCCGGTCAAGTCCGAATGACCAATACGCCACGCCATACACCAGCAGGTCACACTCGGTCGTATACATCAGCCGCGAGTTGGTCACTGAGAACACAGGCGCCAGGGGGTGGCTTGCCAGCAGCTCACCGCTGGCGTCTTTCAGGAGCAGCGGGATACTGGCCAGCGTCTGCGCACGGACTTTCACGCACCGGTACACCCACACGCTGGCGCGGTAAGCCAATGCCCATCCGCGCGCGTCGTTGGTCAGCTCAGTTTCATCGTCGGGCAGCAGGCCATGGAACGCGTCATACAGCGGATTGCCAGTCGCCTTCAGGGGCACGACCCCGCCGGGGCCAATGGCGTACAGGTACAGCCCGCTTGACTGCGCGCCCGCCCGTTTTTCCCTATTCCGCAACCGATCCCAAAACGCCATGCCTGCCCCCTAAATGAATGCGATCCCGGCGCCACTGTAGGCCGCGCAGTGCCAGGCCAGCGCCAGCGCAATCACCGTGTCGTCATGCATACCCGGCGGCGCGCTGTAGCGGTAGCTGCCGCTGGGCATGCGCTCCAGTGTGTACGCCTGAAGCTCGCCCATCAAGACGTGATCCGGGTAGATTGTAACCGCCCCCTGCTCGAATGCAAGTGCGAGCGCGTCAATGAGCGGCCCCTTGCTGGCCGCCGTCGTCGTGAAGCCCTGCACCGGCAGCCCCTCAGCCTGCAGCGCCTCGATGTTGGGCCCGCCGATGCTGTTCGCCTCGGCCAGAATGCGCACCGGCTGCCAACGTCGGGCCAGCTCTGCCAGGCGCCCGCGTTGCAGTGCCCAGCCAATACGGTTGAACCGGTCGAGTGCCACGAGGCGCCGCTCCTCAACATCAAGGACAGCGATAGCCGTGAAGTCATCCGCGCGGCCCCAGTCCACACCAAAGACGTAGCGGTGGCCAGGCTGGGGCGCTTCCAGCGGTGCACCGGTTGCGCAGGCGCTCAGGTTGCGGAAGACAGCGCCGCCGTCTTCGAGAAACTCGGCGAGGAACTCTTGCCGGAACACCCGCTCCGGCAGCAACGCGCGCGCTTCCTCAATCTCAGCCGGAGCGATGTAGGGGTTGGCGGAAGTCGGGAACTGGAAGGAAACCCAGTCGGGCTGTGCCGGGTCTTGGCCTCTCATCCAGATATGCCAAAACCAATTCCGCCCATTCGGGGTGCTGACAAAAAGCGCGCCACCCTGTCGGTCGGCCAGCGCCGGGCGGAGCGCTTCCGTCCATGCTTCCTCGGCGATGAAGGCGGCTTCATCTATCACCACAAAGTCAAGCCCTTCGCCGCGGAGTGCATCCGGATTGTCCGCCGACTTGATTTGCACAAAGCCCCCGCCGGGGAACTCTACAACACGCATGCCGCGCCGGATTGTGACACCAGGCATCTGTGACGCCAAACGCGTAATACCACGCCAACCGTAAAGACTGATGGAAAAAGTAGGCGCCACCCACCACACACGCTGACCATCCGCCGCGCGGCGGACGCATTCACCGCTAGCCGCCAACGTCTTTCCAAACCGACGGCCAGCAGCTAGCACCTTGAAGCGCGCCGGATAGTTAACTACCTGCCATTGCGCTGAATGGAGATCAGGCAAGACGATCGTTTTCGTCACCATCGTCTACCTCATTCCCCCACTTGACGATAAGCTTGAGCGGTTCGTCGCCACTTGTGACGTCGTGGCGCGCAACCGGCGGAGGCACCTCCGCCGCCAGCCGTTGCAACTTGCTGGCCAGCTCCAGCGCTTTGAGCATGGCAAGCAAATCGTGTTGCACCGTCACCGTCTCCCGATCAGGTTCTCCGTCGCGCCCCTTGACGTAGGTACGCGTGACTTTGATAAACTGCGGCAATTTCGCCAGCGCGGCGCGCACCAGCTCGCGCAGCTCGGCGCTGACTTGCCAATCTGCTTCCCGCACTTCTATCC